AGTTGATGTTTCTCCATTAAGCAAACAAATTAAAAGAGACATTGTAGGCTTATTAGATAAAGATCCTTTAATGGATAATAAGACCATTGCAGATACTTTAAGAATTAAAGAAGATAGAGTTGCAGACTTAATCAATGACATGGTTAAAGAAGAACTAATCAAGGTTAAAGAAACAAACACAGGCGGACAAAAAAAAGATATTAGAGTACCAACAACCGAAGCTATTAGAACATCAAACAAAATAGGCACAGATACCGAAGATTACAAAATTATGTACACTTATGAATGGAGAGCAGGAGTTAAACCTGACAAACGAAATTCCAGAGAGTTCTGTGTTAAATTATTGGATGCAAATAAAATGTATTCAAGAGCGCAAATAGAACAGATTAGTAAGATAGTTGGTTATGATGTTTGGAATTATCGTGGTGGTTGGTGGACTAGAAAAGGTGGACAAACAAGAACACCATTTTGCAGACATATTTGGAGTGCTAACGTTGTAAAAATTAAAAAATAATGGCAACAGTATTATTATTAACAGCAACATACATTAAGGATTACACATTTGTTGATCCTAATGTAGATGAAAAATACTTAAGAATTTCTATTGAAGAAGCTCAAAAAATTCATATTAGAAATTATATTGGTTCAGGTTTATACGATGAAATAATAAGCCAAGTAAGTACAAATACATTATCGGCTTTAAACACTACCTTATTAGATAATTACATAATTCCTGCTTTAAAGTGGTGGGTAATGGTTGAGGCTGCGCCTTTTTTAACTTATAAGGTAACTAATAAGAACATTGTAAAAAAGAACAGCGATAATAGTACAGGAGTTGATTTTAATGAGTTAAATTCTTTTATGAACTTAGTTACTGATAAAGCACAGTATCACACTAAAAGATTAATTGATTACTTATTTGAGTATTCAGATCAATACCCATTATATGATAATCCTGGCGATGGCTTTGATACTATTTACCCGCAAGGGTACTCATACGAAGAAAGTATTTATTTAGGTCGTAACCGTTCAATATTCAGCTATGAAGAAAAATTTGAAAAAAGAAAACGTTACTAAAAAGAGTGGATATAAACTCTTTAATAAAATTGAAATATTAAAAAAATTTTTGAATGATAACGTTAAACCAAGTAATAAAAAACCTAAATAATATTGCAAACGCACATTATCAAATCAATTCTTTTGGGAATGGTAGTGTTATAGAGTTTGCGACTAGTGGAATAACTGAATATCCTGCAATGTGGGTTGATTATGAACCACCTCTATTACAAGGTAATGCTTATACTCATGTTTTGAGAATCTATGTAATGGATAGATTAATTAAAGGCAAACAAAATGAGTTAGAGTTATTCAGTGATATTCAGCAAATATGTTTAGATATTATTGCACAGCTTAACTCTACTATTTATGGATGGAAGTTAGTAAGTGATAATGTTACTTTAAATCCATTTAGTGAACCTAGATTTGATGATGAAGATGCAGGTTATTACTTTGATGTAAATCTAAAAGTACCTTTTACTTATGATAGATGCCAAATACCATTTGATTCAACTATAACGAATGCAGGAACATCAAACCTAGTTACTATTATAAATCAAAATGGAACTGTTATAACCACTTTAAAAGGCGGTGAGACATATACAGTAATACAAGTTAGTGCAATAGATGGAGGGGCTTCAAATACAACTTATACAAATTCGATAATACAAGCATGAGTACAATAACAGCACAGATACAATTAAGACGAGATACATCTGCAAATTGGACTTCTAATAATCCTATTTTATTAGCAGGTGAAATGGCTTTAAGTACAGATGTACTTTATACAGGAACTGACCAGCCAAGATATAAGATAGGAAATGGAATTGATGCATGGTTAAATTTAGACTATGTGCCTGAAGGTGGAGGTGGTACAAGTTATCCTGAAAACTTATTTTTAACAATTGTAAATAAAACAGGAGATAATTTATTAGCTACTGGCTATAAAGTTTTAAAGATTCAAGACGCACAAGGACAAAGGTTAGCTGTTGATTATGCCTTAGCAGATAGCAATGGAAATTCTACCGATACAATTGGTGTTGTTTATGAAAATATAAACAATAATCAAAGCGGCAGAATAGTAGTAATAGGTGAGATAACAGGGATAGATACTACAGGTGATTTACAAGGTGAGATATGGAATGATGGAGATGTGCTTTATGTAAGTTCAACAGCACCTGGGGGTTTAACAAATCTTCAACCTATTGCGCCTAATCATTTAGTTGTTGTTGGTTATGTAGTTTATGCCCATGCTAATCAAGGAAAAATCTATTGTAAGGTACAAAACGGATGGGAAATCGGGGAGCTTCACGATTGTTACTTGCCAAGTCCTTCAAATAATGACGGTATATTTTGGAACTCAACCACTACACGTTATGAAAATAAAAGCATAGTAACTGTATTAGGTTATACACCAATAAAATATTTATCAAAAACAGCAGATAGCTCAAGTATAACAGGCACTGTTTCAAATGTATTATTAGATAGTCTTTTAATACCTTCAAATACTTTTAAAGTTGGAATATCAAAATTTACTATAAGAAATAAATATACAGGAACAGCAGGTGCAAAAACTACAAGAATTTATTTAAACACAAGTAATAGTTTAACAGGAGCTACATTATTAGCAACTTATACGGCTGGTTCTGGTGCTTTATCTGTTGATATGGGTAGATTGTTAGCAGTAAAATCTTCAACTTCTTTAGAAGTTTATAATTCATCGGCAACAGCATTAACAAGTGAAGTACAATCAACAATTGCAATTTCTACAATAACAATAGATATTACAAATCAATATTATATAATTGTTGCAATACAATTAACAAATAGTGCAGATTCTGCAATTAACTCATTTATTTATTTAGAAATATAATGGAATATTTAAAAAAACAAGGTGACAATGTAGAGTTCAGAAATCAAAATTTGATTTATGTAAACTCTGAAAAATTAGATGAACAATCTATACATGTAAATTTTGAAACACAAACAAACTTATTCTTTGCATATGATACAGACTTGAATGGTATAGTATATCTTAATTCGGATGAATTGATTGATGCATTAAATAAAAAATAAGGTACTTTAAAAAATAAACAACATGGCAAACGCATTAAGACTAACAGCAAACGGTGGGTGTGAGTACATAGATAATAATACACCAAGAACAGGTAAAAAATATTACTGTTTTATAGTTCAAGCTGATACAGTAGTAGGCACATTAACAGGTGGCTTTGCTCCTGATACAACAACTAACTATTTAACATCAATTGGTTTAAGTGGTAAAACATTAAAGCAAGGTGCTATAATTTACGCTCCTGGTGATGCTGTTTTTACTAACTTGACTTTAACAAGTGGTTCAATTATAGCTTATTCAGAATGATTTTTTTAGGATTAACACCTAAGAGATATGCACCATTAGGTGGCGCTGCAAATGATGCGGATGCACAGGCTTTTATCACTGCTGCTGGTATAACTGACGGAACACAACAAAGCGCAGTTAATCAACTTGTATTAGATTTAAAGAGTGCTAACATTTGGACTAAAATGAAAGCTTTATATCCAATAGTTGGCGGAACTGCATCAACTCACAAATGGAATTTAAAAGACCCAAGAGATTTAGATGCTGCATTTAGGTTATCATTTTCAACTGGTTGGACACATGCTTCAACTGGAATGACACCAAATGGAACAAGTGCTTATGCTGATACTTTTATTAATGCTTTATCAAATTTAACGGGTTCAAGCAATCATCTATCTTTTTACTCAAGAACTACTACTGTGGGGACAGAATGTGAAATAGGAGCGGCAGATACAACTAATCAGTATTATTTACAATTAAGAAGTGCTGTTAATTTTGCAAGTGGTGGAACATCAAGCATTGTTAGCTATACAACAACAGCGGATGGTAAGGGTTTTTGGATAGGATCGAAAAGGGCTAATAATGATAGAGAGGGTTATAGAAATTCCTCATCAGAAGCAACTGTAACAACAAATGATACTACTTCATTACCTAATTACAAACTTTTAATAGGTGCAAGAAATAATCCAACAACAAGCCCTGCAATTGCATTATATTCAGCAAAACAATGCGCATTAGCTTCAATAGGAGATGGCTTAACAGATACAGAAGCAGCAAACTTTTATACAGCGGTAAATACATATCAAACAACTTTAGGAAGAAACGTATAATGGAAGGAAGAATAGTAACAAACCAACAAGCAAATGATTTACAAGGAGTTTTCATTGATGCTGATACTTTTTTTAATTTTGTTCAGGACATAAACGGAATTTACTTTTTATTTCTTAGTGAACAAGATGAAATTGATGTAGCTCAAACTGAATACGCTTATTTATTAGATATTCCATTAAGTCCTTACACACCACCAATACCACCAATACCATGAAAGAAGCATTAGACTTAATAAAAAAACATGGCGCAACTGCGGTACTCGTTTTGTGGCTATGGCATACTCATACGAGAGTAGAACATTTAGAAGCTAAGTTGTATAATTGTTTAGAACGTGAAAGACTTGAACAATTGTATAGTAAACCAAACGAAGCTGTAATTCCTAAGAAAATAGAAGATGAAACTAAAAGTAGTTAGAGAAACTAAAAATGACATTTGTACAATTGGCTCATTATTTATAAATGATGTTTTCTTTTGTTATACATTAGAAGATAAAGACAGAGGATTGAAACAAAGTGATTCTCTTTTATTTATTCAAGCAAAAAAGATTTTCGGACTTACAGCAATACCTTCAGGCTTTTATAAGTTAACAGTTAATCAAAGTCCTAAGTTCAAAAGGATGTTACCTCGTATTCTTGAAATAAAAGGATTTGACGGGGTTTTATTGCACAGAGGTAATACAGCAGACCATTCACTTGGATGTATTCTTATAGGCTATAAAAAAGGGCATAATTCAATATTTGAAAGCACAAAAGCTGAAACGGATTTAGTAAACAGATTATTGTTACATAATAACGAAGTCCATACAATAGAAATAGTATAAAACAAAAAAGCACCACGAAGGATGCTTTTAAGAGTTGAAATTTATATGAAAAACACAAAGAACGAAGAGCAAATTTAAACAATTTAAAACAATATACAAATGTTATTACAATTAGTAAATGATACACTAACAACAGTAGTTAGTGAAGTAGTTAATACAGCGGTGGCTGTACATGAGGTTACAGGTGGCGGAGCTTTCATTAATGGAGTTGATAATTCAGTAGTAGGTTCAATAGTTACTTTATTAGTAGCTGCTATAATTCGCCATTGGGAAAAGAAAAAGATAAAAAAGAGAGCTAATAAGGATTAAAATTTTCTTATTGATTTCCAATTAGTTAGCAATTATTATAAAAAATAGTTGCTTTTTTTTGTTGTTTATATTGGAATTTGCTTTATATTTGCTTTATAATTAAAAACACAAACAATGAAAATCACAATTGAAAAAAAAGAAAAAGTACAAATGGAAGTTCAACTACCATTATTTACTAAACAACATTACCATTATTACATGGTAGAAGAAACAAGAACAACCGTTTTATTTTTAGGAGACTTTGAACATTCAATACAAGTTACTCAACTCATGATGCAATACCCATGCAGCTATGAGCAAATTACAGAAAAAGAATATAACGAAGTATATAACACAATTAAAAAACAGATATATGAATAACTCTAATCAAATAGAACTAAACAATAATCTTGAATACTGGTATGGTTATATAGATGCTAACTTAGTTAACTACAATCGAATCAATATCAGTAATGTAAGTTTAGATAATACAACAATGGAAATGTTTATTACAGATACTGAAACTCACTTTTGTTTTGACTTCTATAAAAAAGGTCAGGTAGTTGGAAAGCATAAAATCTTCATTGGAAATAATCAATTAGAATTTGATTGGAATTTACAGTTTAGTCAGGAACTAATTAAAATGTTTAAAAGCATAGATATTAAAACCCAAGTTATATTATAACGTTTTACAGCTAATGGACGGGCGGTGGAAATATAGTAGATGTCCGCCTGTTTATTAGGTGCTGTTAGTACCAGTAGCCAAATTAAAAATTAAAAACAAATACATACAATGGAAACAAAATATTATAAAGTAGAAGATCGCTACATAAAAGTAGTTAATGAAAACTCAATTATTTGCGTATGGGATAATAAAACTATTCCATCAATTAATAAGAATATGATTCCTAGACATTACCTAGTTTCTGAAAATGAGATTAAGTGGAGTGAATTTTATGAGGTATTTGATAAAGTGCATCAAATGTTACGTGATTTATTATTGGATATTCAATATAATGAAGGGTCAGAATTAACTCCTGTTATCGCACAATTAGTTAGAAATTATGATAGAGCTGTGCAATATATTGAATGTAGCGGACAAAGAAGTATACAAGAGGGAAAGAATAATAAAATACTATCTAAGTTAAAAGAGTTAGGCGTTAAATCATTTGAAGGTATAACTATATCAACACCCGAAGCGTAAACACCAAAAGCTATTGGTGCTAACTTACATCTTTGCGCTACTTTATAGCGACTTATTTAAAATTAAATTAAAAACAAATGAAAATACCCGAAACAATTAAAACTAAAATGACAGAGTATTATACTCATGGAGACCACACAAAGCTAAAGCGTTATGGAATAACAAAGAAAAAGTATTTCAGCTTAGTTACAATCGGCAAGGCTTTTAAAGAAGGCGAATGTAAAGATGAACTGTTGGATATAATTGATGAATTTTATAACTTAAAAATTAAAAAGTATGGAAAATAAATTTTATATAGAAGGCTTAACAAAAAGAAGTTTATACACATTAAATGATATTCATCAAAAAGAAAGTGAGCTTTATGATACTGCTGAAAAGTTAGCAGAATTAAAAAGATTAGAACTTTATGACCAAAATTTAACAGAAAAATACTATCTACTTCAAAATCAAATAGAAACAATTACAGATAATTTTTTAAATTATAATTCAGTTAAAAATTAATTATTAAATTTGTAACCATGAAAACACAAGAACAAGCAATCCTAGATGCCTTATTAGGTGGGCAAGTTATTACAGGCTCAAATGCCTATCAAATAACTAAAAAAGAATGTGCATGTGGCACTCTTAACCTTCACAAAGTATTAGCTAAAATTAGAAAGAAAGGTTACACTATTAATGAGCAATGGCGCATCAACTCTAAATCTAATACACGTTTTAAAGAATTTACAATAACCAATAAAAAACAAAAGAAAAATGGAAACTAAAAACAACTCAGGCGCAATCTTCAAGAATGACAAAAAAACATCTGAAAAAGCCCCAGACTACAAAGGCAAAGTAAATGTAAATGGCAAAGAAATGGAAATCAGTTTATGGTTTAAAGAAAGCCAAAAAGGAACTAAGTATTTCAGCGCATCATTCCAAGAACCATTTATTAAAAATAATGCAGATGCTACCTATACAGCAAAGAACAATTTAAAACAAAGTGATAATAGCTTTATGCCAAATGACTTCCGTATTGATTCACATGATGATTTATTTTAATTAATCAATAAAAACAAAGAACATGAAAACGAACGAAACAAAAAAAGAACAACAAAGTTTATTTAAAAGCTTAGCAGCATTCCAACAAGAAGTGCCAGTTATCCACAAAGAAACAAAAGGCTACGGATATTCTTATGCAGACCTTCCAACTATCTTTGATAAAATTAATCCTTTATTAGCAAAGCACAATTTAGGGTTTACCCAGCCTATAATGGGTAATTGCGTAAAGACAATTATCTTCCATACAGAAACAGGAGAGACAATTGAATCATTAACTGAAATCCCTCAAATACAACTTAAAGGAATGAATGAATACCAGTCATTTGGTAGTGGCGTGAGTTATTTTCGTAGGTATTGTTTAAGTTCAATTTTAGGTTTAGTTACAGACAAAGATACTGATGCAGCAGGAGAACAAACAAAGCCAATTAAACCTATTTTAAAAGCCGATACAGAACACTTTGGCAAAGCGGTTGAGTATTTAATGAAAGGTGGCTCAATAGATGCTATAAAGCAAAAATATGAGATAAGTCAAGAAGTAGAAACTAAACTAATAAAATCAATTTAAAAAGGTTACAATTTGTAACCAGTTCAAAAAAAAATAAATTAAAAATAAATTATGGAAAGCACAATAGAAATATATTCACCTGAATGGTTTATTAACCGACAAGGTAATTTCACAGGTAGCGAAATTTGGAAGCTAATGACTGAAGCACGTTCTAAAAAGGACGTGCTATCTAAAACAGCAGAAACTTATATTCTTGAAAAAGTATGGGAAAAGTTATCGGGTGAAGTTAAGCAAGGAATAAATAATTTTGCAACTGAATGGGGAAACGATAACGAGCCTATTGCTAAGAAATTCTACACATCGGTAACTAGCAATGAAGTAAAAGATAGCTTAATGCTTTACTCAAACGAAATACAAGGCTTAACAGGCAGTCCTGATGGCTTAGTAGGTGAAGATGGGTTAATAGAAATAAAATGTCCTTTTAATGGAGCTAATCACTTAAAACATTGCTTTATTACAAACGATGAAACTTTCTTAAGTGAACAGCCTGAATACTATTACCAAATGCAATGCTATATGCTTTTAAGTGATCGCAAATGGTGTGATTTCGTTTCTTTCGACCCTCGTATTATTTCAGACTTAGGATTGTTTATTTATAGAGTAAATGCTAATGAAGAGGTAATTGAAAAGATGACTGAGAAAGTAAAGTTAGCAAGGGAACTATTTAATCAATATTTTGAATCATTTAATGGAAAAAAATCATGACACCAAAAGAAAAAGCAATTGAATTATTTAATAAATTTTATGAAATTGAAGATAGTAAATTATGTGAAGATGCATGGATTGATTCATATTTAGCAAAAAGATGTTGTTTAACAGCAGTTGATTTCGCAATGGAATTTATTACAGGCAATTTAGACGAAGCATTTGATAAAACATTGTATTTATTTGAAGTTAAAGAAGAAATCGAAAAATTGTGAAGAAAATTAAAGATAAAAAATGTAAGGAGTGCGGTGGAAACTTCACTCCTTTTAAAACCACTCAAGTTGTATGCGGTGCTAAATGTGCAGCTAAATTAGCAGAAACTAAGGCATGGAAGGAAAAGAAAAAGGTAATGATTGAAAACACCCGTACCAGAACAGAATGGCTTAGTTTACTTCAAATAATCTTTAACAAGTATATTCGATTAAGAGATGCGGATAAACCATGTATTTCATGTGAAAGACCATTAACAAGTAAATTTGATGCTGGACATTTTCTTAGTGTTGGGAGTTATCCAAACTTAAGGTTTAATGAAGATAACGTACATGGACAATGTGTTTACTGCAATCAGCATCAGCATGGCAATCAAATTGAATACGGGTTAAGATTACCTTTAAGAATAGGCAATGATGCTTACAATAGACTAATGAATAAAAGAGGTGATGCACTTAAACTAACATTAGATGAAATCAAAGAACTAATTAAAATTTACAAATTAAAAATCAAAGAACATGGAAAATTATAAAGACGGAGACAAAATAAGAATATGGTTAGAAGATAACATGGAATCCGAAGGTGGCACATGGTGTTATGGTAAAATAGAAGAAATAAAAATTATTAAAAAAATCTTTGTTCAAGATGGATTTCAACTTGATCCTGAAAATAAAATTGAAGATTTTGTAGGCTATAAAATAGAAAAATTATAATTATGGAAAAAGCACTAACAACTGAACAGGCAAAAGTAGAATTTGAATCACATCTTCTAATTGGTTTATTCAAATCAACAGTTGAGCAATCAACACAATTAACTGGAAAATTCAAACATAAAATGAAAGCTGATTTTAATCTATGGCAAAAACAAGGATTCAAAATAGTTGAAGAACTTGAAAAAAGAAACATAACAGATGTTGAGTACTTAGATAAAATTGGCGATATTTATCATACTATGAACTCAAATATGCGTGAAGAATTTTACAAAGGTTTGGAATCATGAAATTAACTGATAAAATAGAAATTACTAATGAAGATAACATGGTTTTAATGGCTCGATATCCTGACAAGTATTTTGACTTGGCAATTGTTGACCCGCCTTATGGGATAGGTGCAAGTGAAATGACTATGGGAAGTGGTAAAAATAAAAAGTATAAAAAAGGAAAAAATTGGGATAATCAAACTCCAACCAAAGATTATTTTATTGAGCTTACAAGAGTATCAAAAAATCAAATTATTTGGGGAGGTAATTACTTTCAATTACCATTAACAAAAAGCTGGATTTTATGGGATAAAGGTATTTATTGGGATTGTGATTTTGCAGATGGTGAAATGGCTTGGACATCATTTGAACGTGTTTTAAGAATTGCAAAAATAAGATATAAAGGATTTTTAGGAGCAGATAAAGAACGAATACACCCCACTCAAAAACCCGTAGCACTTTACAAATGGATTCTTGACAAATACGCAAAACCAACTGATAAAATACTTGACACTCATTTAGGTAGTGGTTCAATAGCAATAGCTTGTCACGATTACGGGTTTGATTTAACAGCTTGTGAATTAGATAAAGAATACTTTGATAAGGCAATAAAAAGAATTAACAATCATGTTGCACAATTAAAATTAATTTAGTATATTTGCACTATCGGAGTAACGAACCGATTTCACATAACATCTACATTAAAAACATTTAGCCTCTAAGTGTTCGATGTACAGAGTAGATGCTGTACTGACCTCGTAAGTCAATCGAACATTTAGGGGTTTTTTAATTTACAAAATAATGGCAACAAAAAAATTATTTAACTCAGACCAAACTGGAAATTCTTTATTATGTTATGGTAATTACAATAAAGATGTTGTAATAACTTTATTAAGTTCAGATTTAGAAAATCGAACACACATAATTTTAAATACAAAAGAGGTTAAAGAATTGATTATTGAATTACAAACATTAATTGATAAAATGAATAATAATGGCTAAAGAATTACCATACTATAAATTTGAGCCTAATGAGTGGGAAAATGGAAATATTCAAATTTGTACTCATGAAGAAAAAGGTGTTTTTATTGATTTATGTTCAATTTATTGGTCAAGGCTTGGAGATGTTCCTTATAAATTAGCTGTTCAAAAAATATGCGGTGGCAATGCGAACGCATTAGATTCGCTATACGAAAATAAGATATTTGAAATAATTGATGGAAATATTTATATAAAATTCTTATCTGAGCAATTGAATGAATTTGAAAATACAAGCGAAAGAAACAGTAAAATAGCTAAAGAAGGTTGGGAAAAGAGGCGCAAACAAAAGCAATTAAGCGAAAGCAATGCGAACGCATTACGAACGCAAAGCGAAAGCAATGCCATAAGAGAAGATAAGATAAGAGTAGATAAGATAAAAGAAGATAAAATAATAAATATAAATGATGTTTATGATTATTTTGAATCAAGTGGTTATCGAAAAGATGTTGCAGAAAAATTTTATAATTATTACAATGTTTCAGATTGGAAAGATGCAAAAGGTAATAAAGTGAAAAACTGGAAACAGAAAGCACAATCAGTTTGGTTTAAAGATGAAAATAAAATAGGTAAAAAGAAATACGACCCAACAGACCCAAGACAAAATCATTACTAATGACTTATTCAGATTACAACATAATAATTCCAAACGGAAAATATACAGGTCAGGTTTATACAACTTGCCCGAAATGTAGCCATGAGCGTAAAAAGAAAACTGATAAATGTTTAGGAGTTAATTTAGATAAACAAGTTTGGCATTGTAACCATTGTAATTATAAAGGTTGGTTACCTAAGCAAATTCAAATTGATGAAAAAGTCTATGTTAAACCTGAATGGAAAAACAAAACAGAATTATCAGACAAAGCAATTAAGTGGTTTGAAAAAAGATGTATAGACCAGCAGACTTTAATAACTTGGAAAATTACCGAAGGTTTAGAGTGGATGCCACAAACTCAAAAAGAAGAAAATACAATTCACTTTAATTACTTTGATGAAAACAATGAATTGATAAATGTTAAATATAGGGATGGCAGAAAGTCTTTTAAACTCCATAAAGATTCTAAACTTATATTTTATGGTTTAAACTTGTTTAAATTCGATTTAAACACTTTTTTAGTAGAAGGTGAGATTGACGCACTTTCAATATATAAAAGTGGCTATAAAAACGTTTTAAGCGTTCCTAATGGCGCAAATGTTTCTAATAACAATCTTCAATACTTTGATTACATTTCTGAAAGATTTAACGAAACTCCTGTAATTTATCTTTGTTTTGATAATGATAATGCTGGAAGACAATTAACAGAAGAGTTTGCAACAAGGTTAGGTAAAGAAAAATGTAAGTTAGTTATTTTTAAAGATTGTAAAGATGCAAACGAATGTTTAATTAAATACGGGATACAAGGTATAATTGAATCAATACAGGATGCAAAAGATTATCCACTTGAAGGTGTGTTTACTATTCAAGACATGGAAAATGAAATCTTTGATTTATATGAAAACGGATTAGATAGGGGAGTTAATGTAGGCTTTGAGAAATTTGATAGACTACTAACTTTTGTAAAAGGTTACATTACAACAATTACAGGAATACCTGGTCATGGTAAATCTGATTTTTTAGATGAAATTGTTATTCGATTAATGTTAGGTCATGGATGGAAAACAGCTTTTTTCTCACCTGAAAATAAACCGACAAAACTTCATTTCAGTAAAATAGCAAGAAAGATAATTGGAAAAAGTTGGGATTCACAATACAGAAATAGAATGAATCAACTTGAAGTAAAAATCTGCATGAAGGCAATGAATGAAAAAATATGGTTTATTAAACCTGAAAAAGATTTTACACTTGAAAGTATTTTAGAACATATTAAAAATTTAAAGATTAGATACGGATTAGATGCCTTTGTAATTGATGCTTGGAATAAATTAGAACACAAATACAATCAAAGTGAAACTAAATATATTGGAGAAAGTTTAGAAAAAATATCTGTATTTTGTGAACAATATAATTTGCATTGTTTTTTAGTTGCTCATCCACGAAAAATAAATAAGGATAAACAAAGCGGAAAATATGAAATACCTAACCTTTATGATATTGCTGGGAGTTCAAACTTTTACAATAAAACAGATAACGGAATTTCTGTTTACAGAACAGGAGAAAATAAAACATTTGTTTACGTTCAGAAAGTTAAATTTTCACATTGGGGAACTATTGGTCATTCAGAATACACTTATGATTTAAGTTCAGGAAGATATATTGAAGATGGGACATTCCATACAGCAGATAGTTGGGTAACAGTTGAACAGTCAACAATGGAAGAAAATAAAGAATTTTTAAACGAAAAAGATCCTTTTTAAAACTAAAGCAACAAGGTAAAACATTTGATAATTTAAAAAGAATATGATGTTATGAATATAACGGCATCAAGCTAAGCCCTCGTTTTAATGGGGCTTAGGTTGTGTTAGGTATCAGTATTTTTAAACAGAAGGGGAGAAATTAAAAACTAAAATTATTATATTATGAATAAAATAACAGAAGCAAGTAAGGCGTTAAATGATAATTTAAACCTACTAAACGAGGCAAAGATTTTAGAATTAGAAGCTCATATTTGGGATTTAAAATCAACGATATTTAATCAAGAACAACTAATTGAAAGAAACAGAAAATATCACAATGGTACTTTATTACAATTAGGGAAAGCTAAACATGTAATTGATTTAATGAAAATTATGTTGATTGGAGCTGAAAAACAAGATTTTGTAATTTATCCAAGCAGCGATAAAACCCCAAATTATTTAGATTTAATTGCTAATAAAATTGCAGAATATGAAAAATGATATTAAAGAAAAAATTTTAAATAGCTATCAAGCTACATTTGCCCTAAGTAAAACAAGCAAAAATCAAATTTATATGGCTATGGAAGAATACGCTAAGTTAAAACTAAAAGATGCTTATTTAGAAGGCTTTGAAAATGGATGGGAACGAAAAGAAGGTGGAGTAAGTTCTTTTGGCGTAAGTGAAGATTTAGCAGATAAATATGTTGGTAGGTAACACTACACACAGGTGGGGAGGGTTTAAAAATATTGTACCTAACTTACATCTTTGCGCTATAAAGTAGCGACTTATTTAAAAATTAACTAAAAACAAATAAACATGAAAACAAACAATCAAACAAATCTATCACTAATTTCTAAAACAGAATGGTGGGTAAAAAAATTAGATGTAAACTCAATTAGAGGAACTTTCGACTGGAATCAATACATGAAATATTTAAAGGCATTAGCAAATGAAAATAAAAAAAACTGATATTCAATTTATTTTAATTGCTGTTTTCTTATTAGTTTGTTTAATTTTGTCTAAGTGATTAGTGAGCTAGTAAATAACAAAATCTACAAACAAATTACTCGGAATGTATGCCACAATCACGAATTACAGGATGACCTCCACTTTGAAGCTGTTTTAGTTATCATTGAAAAGAAATTTGACTTAACAGAAATTAGAAACCTTAAGCACTTTTTTTCAGCAGTAGTTTGGAGAACCTGGCATTCAAATAAATTTAGAAAAAAGTATTTTGTAGATCATGTTAAGTTTGTAGACAATTTAAACGAAATTATAGAAGAAAAAGAAAATATTGATTATTCAGTATTGATTAACTTTCTCGAAAGTTCACCACAAAATGAAACAGAATTTTATGAAGTCAATTTACTAAGATTGTATATTTTACATGGCGATGCAAAGAAATTAAGCAATAAAACAAAGATACCTTACAGAACAGTAGCAAACGATATTAAATTAATCAAAGACAAACTCAAACGAAAGCACAATGAAAAAAATTCTGATAAAGGCGAACATGGGTAACCTTAATGGGTTATCTTTTCACCGATTAATAGTTCCATTCTCAAAAGTATCCGACATGGTAGATTTTCAATGTGATGTATTTCCTGACTTAGATGCAGCAACAGATGAACAGCTTAAACAGTATTCAGCAGTAGTTTATCAAAGAGAAATTGATACAAACGGAAAATCACTAGAGATAATTAAAAAGTATCATTCATTAGGAATTAAAGTAATATTTGATATTGACGATATTTGGTCGTTGCCTAAAAGCCATTATTTAAGTAGATTATATGAAATTCACAACATACCAGGTCAAACAGTTGAAATACTTAAAAATGTAGATTTAGTAATTACTACTACCAAACATTTAGCATCTAAGATTAAAAAGTACAATAAGAATGTTGAGGTAATTCCTAACTGTTTAGATCACGAAGACGAACAATGGAAACCAAACAAAACTAAAAGCGAGAAAATAAGGTTTGGCTACATTGCAGGAATTTTCCACAAAGAAGATATTTCAATCTTAGAAATGCCTATTCGTAAAGTATTAAGGCATGATATAAACGCTCAATTTGTTTTAGGTGGTTACAATGATAATGCAGATTATAACTATTATGAAAAGGTAATGAGTGGTGGAACTTTAACCGACAAATATCAAAGAGTTTACAGCTTACCAGTTCACGATTATGGAAAGGCTTATAATGATACTGATGTTAGCTTAATCCCATTGCAATCTAACTCATTTACCGAATGCAAAAGCGAAATAAAGTTACTTGAAGCTGGTTTACATGGCAATCCTGCAATCGTTTCAGATGTACTACCTTATAACATATTCCCAAAAGAAACTGCAATCTTTTTAAATAATAGTGATATTAATGGCTGGTACAAGGCAATAAGAAACCTAAGCAAAGATGAATCTATGCGTAAAGAATACGCAGAAAGTTTACAAAAATATATTGAAAAACATTATAACATAAACAAATGGACACAAGTAAGAAAACAGATTTTACAATCGGTATTGGCGTAACTACAACTCCAAATCGCAAAGATAATGTAGATAGGTGGCTGCATTACTTTGAGAAACATAAACCTAAAAACTATCATTTACATATTCACGAAGATGTAAACTACAAAGGTGTTGCATACTCAAAAAATCAAAACTTATACACTTTAAGGGATTGTGATTTTATTTTCTTATTTGACGATGACTGTTATCCATTTGAAAATAATTGGGCTGAATATTTTATTAATTCAGGATATAATCACTTACTATACTTAGAACCAAGTCATAATTTAAAAGCTAAAATAAACGATTTAGAGATATATCATGATTGTGGAGGTGTGTTTATATACTTAACAAAAGAAGTATTAAATAAAGTAGGTTATTTTAATTCTGAGTATGGGCAATATGGATTTGAACACGCTGGTTATTCAAACAGAATTTATAAAGCAGGATTAACCAATGCTCCTTACCAACAATTAACAGGAACTGATAAATACATTTGCGCCTTAGATTATATTATTGAACACAAATCAAGTATTCCTGAATATAAAAAAGGAAAGTTAATAGAAGAAAATCGAAAAGTATTTATAAAGGAATTGCAAAGCGAAACTATTTTTTATAACTTTGAAGAGTGAACGAACACATACTTTTTAAACTAGCAACTCGCAGCAGACCACAAAAGGCAAAAAAAGCAATTGATAATATCATAATGCTTTGTAATTCAATGAATTATACCATTTTAGTTAGTATTGATGAAGATGACGAAAGTATGTTTGGTTTTAGTTATCCTGATGACAATGTATTTATAAGTAGAGGCACTTCTAAAAATAAAATAGATGCCATTAATCGAGACATGGATATTTTTGAAGGTTGGGACATTTTAATCAATACTTCAGATGACATGGTATTTGAAATTAAAGGTTTTGACAATATAATTAGACAAGACTTTAAAGGAAACTACGACCAGGTTCTTCATTATTCAGATGGCAATCAACACGCAAACATTATGACAATGAGTATAATGGGATTTGATTATTATAATCGTTTTAATTACATTTACCATCCTGATTATAAGTCTTTATGGTGTGATTGTGAAGCTACTGAAGTAGCACATCTACTAGGTAAATATGAGTACATGGGAGATGAAAAAGTATTATTTACTCACAGGCATCCTGCATGGGGATTATCTGAATACGATGAACAATACAGAAAGACTGAAAGTCAAGAAATGTGGAACACAGACTATAATTTGTTTAAATATAGAAAGTCAGAAGATTATTTTTTACCTAAACATTTAATTATAAATAAACCTAAATACAATAATGTATAGTCAAAATAACGAAGAACAAATTATAATAGAATACTTTAAAGATTTTAAAGGTCATTTACTAGATATTGGAGCAAATGATGGTGTAACTTTATCAAACAGCAGAAAGTTAATTGAATTAGGTTGGAGTGCAGATTTAGTTGAACCTGCTCCTATTCCATTTAAACAATTACAAGAACTTTACAAAGAAAACAACAAAGTTAAATTACATAATTGCGCTATAAGTGATTTTACTGGCATAACTTCATTTTATGTTAGTGGTGAACATTTAGGCAAAGGTGATAGTGGTTTGCTTTCTACTTTATCAATTAAGGATAAACAAAAATGGGAAGGCACAACTGATTATTTTGATTTGACAGTTCAAACTTATAGTTGGCAAGATTTTGATAAATCAAAGAAATATGACTTTATTAGTATAGATGCTGAAGGATTTGACTTGTCAATACTTAAACAAATAAACTTAGATGAATTTAATGTTCAAATGGTTTGTGTTGAACATAATAACATAAATACTCAATTTTATATGGAATATTTAGAATCATTCTATTTTCAACCAATTTTAATAAATAACGAAAACATAATAGCAGTAATATCATGAGAGTTCATCCTGTTTATAGTTCTGAAGAGGTTTTAATGTTTACCTATAAAATGTCAATTGATATTTTAGAAAAAGATATTAAAGGAGATTTTATTGAATGTGGAGTTGCTGCTGGTAGTCAAATAGGTGCAATGCAACAGGCAATGTTAGATAAACAAATATCAAGAACTATTTGGGGGTTTGATAGTTTTGAAGGAATACCATTTGCAGGAATTAATGATACAGAACAACCAGGAATAGGTGAAATTGATATAAATAAAATTGGAGTATTAGAAACAACAAGTATTGCATCATATTCACAAGAAGATGTATTAAAAAACTTTCAATTATGGAATTTACCAACTAATAATTTAAAATTGATAAAAGGATGGTTTGAAAATACAATTGAACCAACATCAAAAGAAATAAAAGAAATTGCAATGTTAAGATTAGATGGTGATTTATATTCATCTACTTATGTTTGTTTAGAACATTTATTTGAAAAAGTAGTTATTGGTGGAATTATAATAATAGATGATTGGAATTTAACAGGATGTCAAAAAGCAGTAAAAAAGTTTATTGATGGAAGAAAAATAAAGAAATTTAACGAAATAGCATATTTTATAAAATGATTTTATCAATCCTTATTCCTACTGTACCTCAACGTGCTAACTTATTTTTAGAGTTACATACTGAAATAAATAAGCAGTTAGAGTTATCAAATTCTTTTGACTTAGTTGAGGTTATTTCAGATGATGCACCAAAAGGAACTAAAACAACAGGACAAAAAAGAAACGATTTACTAAATGCAGCGCAAGGAGAATATGTTTGGTTTATTGATGATGATGATATGATAATGCCTAATGCTATTTATAATATAATTACAGCTTTAGAACAGAAACCTGATGCACTAGCAATTAATGGAATAATGACAACTAATGGAAGAGATAAAAAAGAATGGTATATCAGTAAGAATTTAGAATATACTGCTGACTGGTCAAAAGGTTATGAAATTTATTTAAGACCTACAAACCACATCACTCCAACTAAAAGAGATATTGCAAGGCTAATTAAATTTGAAGATAAAAGCAACTTTGAAGATTATGCTTATTGCATGGAACTCAAAAGATTAGGTTTAATTAAAACAGAAGTAGAAATAAAAGAACCTGTTTACCATTACAGATACCAAGACTATGACAAACTATACTAAGGTAGCTATTGTTACTTTTTTTGATGAAAAGGATAAATACAAATTAGCAGGTAAAAGACAAGCAGAATCTTTACAGGCTATTAACTTTCCAATGGAAAACTATTTTCAGTTTAGAAATTTTGAACAAATTAATAGCCCTGAACATTCCGAGATACCATACGCATTCAAACCTTATGCAATAAATGAAATTAAGAAAAAAGGATTTGAAATTGTAATTTGGATGGATAGTCCTGTTTACTGCATTAAGTCAATTGATAAATTTATTGAATACATAAACATTAACGGTTTTATATTCTTTGACAATTTAGGTTATACAATAGGAGACTATACATCAGATGATTGTTTAAATAACTATTCAATGAATAGAGATGAATCATTCAAACATCAAATGATAATGGCTTGTTTAATGGGATTTAATTTTAAGAACGAAAAAGCAAACAAACTATTTAAAGAATACTTAAAAGCTACAAATATAAAAGGATGTTATGAAGGAGACTGGACAAATGAAGCTAACCAAGTAAGTCAAGACAATAGAGTAAAAGGACATAGACACGATCAATCAGTAATGAGTATTTTATTAGCAAAAGAGAAAATAAAACCTTTGCACCCTCATTCAACTTTCTTTGCTTATTTTGGAAATCCTGGTCATTTACCACATGCAGAATCAGTTTGTTTATTAAGTCAAGGATACTAATGTTTCAATTACTTGCAACCACATACATAATAGCAAAGTTTATTCCTAAACCTTTATGGTTACATAGAAAACCATTTACTTGTCCGCTTTGCTTAACTTATTGGAGTTTCTTAATTTATCAAATAATTAACTTTACTACTTATTTTGATTTATTGACGATTCCTTTTACCTTTGCATTAATAGCTTCTCTATTTGAACGAATTAATGATAGGTATCTATGACCGAAGAAATAAAACAATCTTTGTTAAACTGGGAATCAATGGGTAAGAATTATTCACCTAACTTTAATTACACAGAATTAAACGAAATTGCAATCAAGTCAGGAAACAAACCTTTTAACTTAGGGTGCTCAGAATGTAGAAGACAATTACTTGAATACTTATTAGCAACAATCAAAGATGGAATCAGTAAATAATCCTGAACACTACGGAGGTAAACAAAACACCTACGAAGCTATAAAAGTAATTGAAGCATGGGATTTAAACTTTCATTTAGGCAATGTAGTAAAATATATAAGCAGAGCAGGTAAAAAAGACAAAACTAAACTAAAAGAAGACCTCGAAAAAGCTAAATGGTATTTAGATAGATTTATTGGTACTTTATAAGTAAAAAATAAAGAAAATGGCATCAAATTCCGACATATTAAAAAAACAGATGATTATAGCCTTAGAAAAGCATTTAAACGTTGTTTCTACAGCTTGTAAGGAAGTTGGTATAAATCGTGATACACATTATGATTGGTTAAAGAAAGATAAAAACTATAAGAAAGCTGTAAAAGAGATTGACAATGTAGCTTTGGACTTTGCAGAATCAGCTTTGCACCAACAAATAAAAAAAGGCAATCCACTATCAACAATGTTTTATTTAAAATGTAAAGCAAAGAAGCGTGGCTACATAGAGCAGCAGGATGTGAAGATAACAGGAAACATGAAATTTAAAGCTGACTTTGGCGAAAGCAATACTATACACACCACACAAGAATCAGAAGAAAATTCATAATGCAATAAACAACGGAACTGAAAAATACTATGTAATAAACATAGGCAGACAGTTCGGTAAAACTTTATTGGCATTGAATCAAATGTTATTTTGGGCTTTAAATAATAAAGGCTGTAAAATAGCATGGGTTAGTCCTGTTTACAAACAATCAAAGAAAGTATTTGAAGAAACGTTTAAGGCATTTGCAAAACGAATGGAAATATACCGAAAGGTTAATCAGTCAGAATTAATAATCGAATACTTAACAGGATCAACCATTCAATTCTTTTCAGCGGAGCGATACGATAACATTCGAGGTTTCACATTCGATTACCTGGTATGTGATGAGTTTGCCTTTATGGATGAAAAAGCATGGACTGAAGTTTTAAGAGCAACTGTTTTGGTAAAAGGTAAAAAGGTGCTTTTAATTTCAACTCCAAAAGGTAAGAACCATTTTTACAAGATGCACCAATTGGATGGCACTAATGAGCAGTACAAGTCCTTCACAATGACTTCGTACGATAACCCAATGATTAACCCATCCGAGATAGACGATGCAAAGTTAACACTACCTGAAATGATATTTAGGCAGGAATACTTAGCAGAGTTCATTGATGGCTCTGCAATGCTTTTCAATAATCGACAATTAACAGATAACAAATCTTACGGCAAAGCATTTGCTGGGATTGACTTAGGAAGGGCAGATGATTACTCGGTACTATCTATATTCAATGAGAAAGGTGAACAGTTCTATATTGAACGTTGGAGGCATAGCGACTGGGCAACAATAGTAAAAAATATCGCAAATGGATTAAGGACAAATAATGTCCAAACAGCATTAGTTGAGGTTAACTCTATTGGAGATGTTATATTTGAAATGTTACAAAAAGAATGTTCAAACTATTGCACTATTGAACCATTTGTTACAACTAATCAAAGCAAAAAGGAAATAGTTGAATCTTTGATAGTGGCAAATCAAAACAAAGAGGTTAAATTCTTAAATGTGGACTGGCTAGATAAAGAACTTGAAATGTTTACTTACGAATACAATCCAAAAAGCAGAGTAATTAAATACTCAGCAACAAGTGGTTTTCACGATGACGGAGTTATGGCATCATGTTTAAGTTACCACGCATACAGTAAATACAAAACAGGTAGATACACAATAATATAATTAAAAGGTACTTTTTAAAATGATGACAATTGAATTACCAAATAGCTGGCATGATATCTCAATAGAGAAATTTCCTTTAATCTATGATATTACAAGAGATAAAGAGATTGATCCTATTGATAGAGAAATTAGAGTTATATCCATTTTAACAGGAATTACAGTTGCTGAAGTTGAGAAAATAAGAATCGACCAACTAAAAGAACTGATTAAGAATGTAAACTTTATTTTTAAAATGGAGTTTCCTAATTCAGTTGAGATGTTTAAGCACAATGGTTTTAGATGGGTAGTTAACTATGACATCACTAAACTAAGTGCAGGGGATTTTATAAGTTTAAGCAAATTAACAGAAAGCGAAGAAAGTATTATTGGCAACTTACCTCAATTAGTTGCAATGTTTGTTAAGCCTTATAAACTAAAGTGGTTTAAGTTAAAAGAGATCGAAATGGATTATGCAGAAAAAGTCGAACACATAAAAAGCATAAATGTAGGCATAGTTTATCCTTTATGTGTTTTTTTTTGCAAAGTTATAGAAGGTTTGTATCCTCATATAGAGGATTATTTGGTAAAGCAAATGAACGAAGCGAGGATGACAATGGAGAGCGAATTGAACGAACTGAAGAACAAAAACACTTAGATTATTGGAGTTGGTATGTTACATTGGATAGCTTAAGCGGTAAAGATAGAAGTAAATGGGACTTTTACTTAAATATGAATGTAGTTGCTTTTTTAAATTATTTAAGTTACATAAAAGACAGGAATAAATGGCAAAAATAAACCAACAGCAATTTAATGAACTAGATAACCTTTTATCTGACTTAGAAAGTAAGCTAACAGGTGAGCAGGATATTTATTCTCAAAAAGTAAATGACTTTTTAAAAAGAGTTAAAGATAATTTAGAGAAATACAAGTTTAATGCTTCAGAAAATTTATCTCAATCATTAGAGGCATTACCAATTAAACAAAATCAAAACGGGGTTACAGTAACCATTCAGATCGAAGATTACTGGGAAGATTTAGAAAAAGGAACACCAGCAAAAGGATATTCAAAAGAAAACAGAAAAAAGCTACAACCTAAGATATTAGAATGGATAAGTTATAAACCTGAATTACAAAGCATAGCAGGAGACAAGAAAGGACAAAGGTCGTTATCCTATGCAATAGCAACAAACATACTTAAAAAAGGAACTATCAAAAGATTTGGATACAAAGGTAAACCATTCTTAACTGAAGAAATCCCACAATTAGAAAAAGACATAACACAAGAATTTGAATAATGGCACTAACAATATACAACACACCTAACAGCTACGCACCCGTTTATAATCAAATGATTTATACTTTGAGTAGTACAAACGTTGCTCAATCTAATTTTCGTTACATAGCAGATATTTATGTAAATGGTTCAAGTGATTACACTAGATTAGAAGTAGGCAGAAATCCAAGTAACAACTATGGAACATTTGATGTTGCAGGTATTATTCAAAACTTTTTAACTAGGGATGCAGATGACAATACAACTACATTTAAGCAATGTGTAAACTCAATAGCATCTTATATAGTTCAATTTGGTGAGCAATACGGAGCAAGTAGTGGAATTACTAATTATCCAAACTTAACAACAAGTTCAGGTTATTGTTTTAATGGGGTGTTCAGTCCATTGGACTTTTTAGACTTTACAACAAACACCTATGTACTTCAAAATAGTTCAAGTCAATTTCTTACTGATAGACCAACATTTGAATCAAGAACAAATGAAAAACTTATTTTAGGTTTTATGACTGATGCTGCAAATGAAGCAAAGTTTTTAGAGATTATAACTTTTTATGATGAAGGTACAATATTTAACACAGTTACAGTTGCTAATCCTTTTACATCAATAAGCAATAGGCAAGACCGTTCAATCAATGTAAGAGTAGATTATGATTGGCTAACTAGCTTAGTTAATGCAGACTTGTCAAGTGGTTCAACACCTATCTTTGTTGTTAATTGGGAATACTATGATGTAAGAATTAAAAACAGCACAGGAACGATAGTAAGTGAAACAATCCGTATTTATCCTGGTGAAGATATTTGCTCAAAGTACACACCTATCCGTTTTAAGTTTATGAATAATTATGGTAAGTACGATTATTACACTTTTACAGGTGCAATGACTAAGAACACCAATATTAAAAGAAATACTTACAAAAGCAATCCAAATCAATGGAGTGGTACTAATTATAGCTACTCAACAACAAGCAGAGGATTAAGTCAATACGAAACAATATTAGATGATACGATTACAATCAATAGTGATTGGATTACAGAATCTGAAAGCATTTGGTTAGAGCAATTAGTAACAAGCCCTGATGTTTATATTTATGATGGCAGCAACTTAGTTTCTGTAAACATAACAGATAGCAGTTATCAAACAAAATACGAAGCTAGTCAGCAACTATTTAATTTAGTAGTTTCATTTACTTACTCACAAAACAGAAAAAGACAAAGAAGATGATTTTAACTAAAATATACATTAATAACGAGCAGATAGATTTAAAAGAAGATGTTTCAATACCTCTTAACTTTAACATTGCTG